ATGGCTGGTTTTTATCGAACTAATTTAGGAAGAGTCGCGCTTCAACAACGCAACATTACTTTAAATGCAAAACAAAGACGTTTACTACTATTAATAGATCACGAGGATTTTCAAAATTTAAGTAGCGAATTTAAAAAACGTATTGCATCTCCAGAGCTTATTCAACAGCTTATCGACTTAAAACTCATTGCTCCTTCTGGCGAAAATTATTCAGAATTAAATGAACAAATATCTTTCCCACAATCATCCATAACTCCAATAGAAGCTCATCAAAAAAATACTATTGATGATAATAAAAGTGGCGATATAGTTGGAGAAATTCAGGTTACTCAATCATCATCTTTTCAACTTTCACCTACTGAAATTACCCAGCCATCAATTCCAGTTCAACAGCTCTCTTTTAAAGAGATACAACAGTTGATGAAGCAAAGCTTGAGTCAATATTGTGGGCTTATGGCAAAACCACTTATTCAGAAAATAGAGCAAATAAAAACGCTTCAAGAGCTTAAAATGTGCCAAATGCAATGGATTACCAGCTTACAGGAGTCGCGTATTCCGCCTAATGAGCTAGCACATACGCTTCATTCTATTAATTATTCAATTCAACTTATTCAACAACGCAACTAAAAAAACAACAAGCTGCTGTTTAATTAAGCATTAAACTCACTTGTTACCTATTTCGTGCTTTACCTATTGGTGTTTTTTTCCTATGATGTGGCCCACACATGTGCGCTCGTAGCTCAGTTGGATAGAGTACAGGTTTCCGAAGCCTGGGGTCGTGGGTTCGATCCCCGCCGGGCGCACCAATTCATTATATTAAATCAACTACTTAACTATATTTTGGCGTAGATTTGGCGTAATGCGCTTTTTATCCACAGGTTTTTGACCTAATTTTGCTTCTTATCAAAGGTCCATCTTTTGCCATTGTAAGTCACAGTGCCATCTAAATTAATGGTCAACTCTTTTAATGAGTAGTCATAGATTTTAAGAACATTCCCGTTCTTATCTAAATCAGCGGGTAGATTGCAAGTATTCTCCATCCTGCCCGCTTCCGAAACCATGATCATGACTTGCGACATCACAAAGCCCTTACACAAATCGAGACATTCACATTACTATTAATAGTGTGAGCTGTGCAACCTGAGAAGAGGAGGCACAGCAATGTGATGATTGATGCAACTTTAGTACGCTTACACATATAAGTTACTTCTTTAAAAAAAGAGCTCGCTCTGCTTCTCGGCGACGAACTAGACCTTTCATAACTCTACCGTCTGCTTTATTCCATACAAGGAATTGATCAGCAGCGCCTTGATAGTCACCTTTATTCAGTTTTTTTAATAAGGTTGAGTTATTAAAAGCCCCAGCACCAATGTTGTAACTGAGAGACACTAATGCATCAAACTGATTTTGAGTTAGCGGAACTGTCACAGACTCATTTACAGTCTTTTCAAATTTAGCTAAGTCGTGTTTAAAATAGGATTTGGCTTGCTCAGGTGTACAAGTATCCCCTTTTTTTACCTTCACGCCATTTGGATAAACAGTCGTGCCAGTTCCAATAGTCCAGACTCCCACCCCATCGTCATAAGCTTTGAATCGTGTGCCTTCAAATCCTGAGATTAGGTCAACACCAACATCACTTGTAGTCTTTCCACCTGGTGCAAGTTTTTCGACCACTTTATTTAGATCGTCTACTTGTGCCTGTGTAAGCTTGCCGCCTGCAATTACTCGGGCAGCATCGAAGAATGGTTTAGTTGTCATTGGATTCACCTTTCTTTTTCTCTAACTCAGAGCTACCAAAATAAAATCCGCATGCAGTTGTCATAGCCCCTGCAATAAAACCCAATGCTGTATTAATCAGATTGCTATTTTCTCGGGGCATATCCACAAAAAATAAAGCAATCACTAAAACAAACATCAGTCCCACTAATGCGAAAGCTAGATATGCGCGAGTATTTTCACTGTTCATCTTTTTGCTTCCTCCAACCGTGATACTTTTTCTTTAATTAAAGATTGATCTTGGCTTAATTGAATAATTGAAGATCCAACCCACGCACACAATGAAAATACGATTCCTGCAAAGATGCCAAGCAGTACACGCAGCACAGAAATTCCACCATCTTGTGCTGCTGTGCGGTTTTCTAAATTGGCGACTTTGATGTCCAATGTATCGATATCCTTTTTGTTCTGTTCGCTAGTCTCTTTGTGCGCTTCATTAATGAAAGTCAGTCGAGTAACATGATCTGACAACATGCGAATATCACTCTGAATGGAGTCGATTTTCTTTTCAAATCTCAACCCATATGATTCATTTTCAGTCATGCCTTCCCCCTAATGTTAGGCAATAAAAAAGCCCTAAGCTATTGAAGCAAAGGGCTTACGGTGGTTTGTTGTGTGTTAATTTCAATGGCGCTTGGTTTTAATTCCTATCATTCGATAGGTAAAGGTGCAGTGAGCAAATACGCGCCATTGATGATGGTATGGTGTGCCGAGCTAAGTCAGGGCTTCAGCAACGGCAAGATCATTTTTCTGCATAGACTCACCTAAATTTTTACAATAAAAAACCCCGAGTTGGGGCTTATGATTAAAACAAATTTATACCTACTCGATTTGATCAAGCTCAGCTTCTTTTGAAGCAACATAGATTAAATATTCTTCTTCGCTCACAGCTTCAACAGTATGAATTGTCGATAGTACATTACCGTCTGACACTTCAAAGATACCGATTAAGTCGTTAGTGTCTTTGTCAGTAACTTTAAAATATTGACCGTTTTCTATTGTGTAATCGCTCATGCCGCTTGCCCTCCATCCGTAATTGTCCAACCGTTTGCAATCAGGCTAGCACGAGCCGCTGCTGCTGTTGAATTGTATTTTAAATTTGCCGCACCCAATATTTTTGCAGTTGTACGAGCAATCCATGCGCCTTGGCGGGTTGTACCGATATCAGCCCATAATGCGTTCAAAAATGCACTGTAGTTCGCTGCTGACATCCCGCTGTTATCTAAAAACGATGTTAAATTTACGTTGATATTGAACTTCGCACACCACGCAGATAAGTCTTGGTTATATGAAGTCGCACCATTGAACATATTGCTCATGTCTAGGACTTTAGATATGTTCCAGTTGCTAATGTCCTGATTGAATGCTGTTGCTTGTTGGAACATAGAAATCATATTTACGGCAGATGACATATTCCACATTGACAGCGGTTGATTGAACTTAGAGTTCAACCAGAACATCCCGCCAAATTCCGTCCCTTTCGAGACATCCCAATTAGACAACGGTCTATTGAATGAAGTCTCTCTGAACACAGAGCCGAACGATGTACAACTTGACAGATTCCAAGTATTTATATCTTGATCAAATGGTGTTGCACCGAAGAATATTCCGTTAATCGATGTCGCTTTAGACATATTCCAGTTTGAAACTGGTTTATTGAATGATTTGGCATACTTGAACATGCTTGTGAAATCATTCACATTACCAACGTTCCAATTGTTTAAGTCTTGATTGAATGCCGACGCACTTTCGAACATTTTTGACATATTTGAAACATTTGAAACATTCCAAGACCCGATATCTTGGTTGAAATTACTTGCTCCGAGAAACATGTTTGTCGTCAAAACAGCCTTGGACATGTTCCAGTTTGATAGAGGCTTATTAAATGATGTTGCACTTTGGAACATCGCTGAGAAATCGATACATGTTCCGACATTCCAAGAATTAATATCCTGATTAAATGATGTGGCACCTGCAAACATCCCATAAAAATCGGTGGACTTCGAAACATTCCAGTTCGACAGCGGTTTGTTGAATGAAGTCGCTCCAGAGAAAGCCTGTCTGAACATGTTTGTATTCGACACATCCCAATTACCGATTTCTTGATTGAACTTAATATTATTAAAGAACGTCATTCGCATATTTGTTACGGGATTAACGTTCCATTTCGTTAAATCGTATCTGATTTTACGATTGTTTGAGAACATTCCGTTTAGGCTGCCAACAAAATACGGCCGATTTGAATAATCGATTAACGCTTCGGTGTCTTCTGTGCCCCCCGCGACACAAATATCCCCAACAAAATAGTCCATCGTTATAAATGCGAATGGCTTATTGTCATCAATTGTGACTTCGAGATAATTCCATGTCGAATTTGGCAACGTAACCGTTGTTGAATCGATCACTGGAATCACAGCAGGTACAACGTTCTGAACCACACCAGTACTTAAAAGTCCTGTAAACTTACCACCTACAATTTTAAGCGGACGGCTGGCGATGACTGTAGTTCCGTTAATCCAAAGCCCTACTTTTCTATATTCACCGTTTTTGATGACTTTCAAGTTAGAGACACCAGTTTGCGGAAATACTCGTTTGGTTGTGTCGACACTGTCGGGCGTCGTTATATTGAATGTTTGACCCATTTAAGTTGCTCCTATACTAACCATTGTGAATCTAAATAAGCTATACGTGCAGCGATGTAACGATAAATCTGCTCGATGTTCGGGTAATCATTACCAGTGAAATCTGTAGCTAGGCCCCATTTCGCTTTATCAGCGACATAGACCTCTCGTGGAATATCCTTTGCAACAGTTCTGTAGGTATTAACCACTTTTTCTATGGTTAAACTTTTCTCGTTTCTGAATTTAGTCCACATCGCTTTGATTTCATTTGAGTAAACTGTTCTAAACGTCTGCCAAATATCTACATTAATCAGAAACCCATTTTGCGTGGCGCCAGAATTCCTATACCAGTTCAGTGTCAGATCCATGTCATACGGTAAGATTGACCAATGCACCCCATCCCAAGTAAAGAGATTGTAGTTATTACCATCAATGTCCCAATGGCCTGTTAGCTCCGCTAGAATATAGAAAAGTAACCAATGGGGTAGATTTAAAACAGTCGCGTGATTGGCGTAATTTACAGACAATCCTTTAGTAAAGTTGAAAAGATTATCAATCGCTGCTTGGACTGTTGGGAACGTCGATGGAATAGGTCCTTGGTCGCTATAGCCTTTCATCTTAGGGGATTTGATCTCCCATTGCGCGTAATTAAATGATGTATTTAATCTCGCTCTATATTCAGCGTTATCTAAAAAGATGTGATTTAAATCAGCATTGTTTAATGCGTAGTTTTCACGCGTTTTTTTCAAACGAAGTGTATATAGACCGTGAAAAGTATCATTCAAATAAATTTCAACGGGAAAACCATGGGGATAGTATTTCGCATCAAAAGTAAATTCTGCTTTATCGCTACGAGTTGTTGATTGCGCATAAATAGAATTGTTTATTTTGCAGTATGGGTAATCCAGCGTCTCAACTAAGCTTTTCCAGAAGCGGTATCCCGCTTGGTCCCGTGTATGTGTTGGATCTCGATAAAACGCTTTCAAATGAAAACTACTTGAAGAAATCATGTCACCAAATTTGACACCTAATTCCTCGCCATTTGAATTATATAAATCGAACGTATAACCCTTTTTGAAGTCATTTGCAGAGCTTGCACCTTGCACGAACATCTCTACGTTACATTTGAGATATTGCTCAGTCTCAGTGGGGTTGCAAAATAATACGGTTCCTTTAGTGCCTACTTGACCAGTCGTATCTGTTGGAAAATTCAAAGCTTCGACTTTGAGACGCATATATCCCTGATGCGTGACATTTACTTTAGTCTTTGTTGTCAATTTAGCTGTAGTATTTTGTTCTAAAATACTTAACACTGAATTGATAGTGTCTACTTGAAGATTTGAGCTTGATAGATACGGGATATCAACAGTCCCATCTTTAAAAATCGCAAATAAAATATTCCCTGAATAATCAGATATTTTAAACAGGTACGGGTTTGAAACGCCGCTCGAATCTTCTAAGCCGAGTTGTAAAGGCGCCTGTGGTGTATTTAATAAGTCACTATAGCCGATATTAAAATTACCACTGATCATGCCATCACGGCCGATTTTAAGTAGCGTATTTTTAGAAGCATCGGATACGACAAACAAATTTTCAGGATCTGTAGTAACGTTACCCAGCAAGCTCAAGAGAGAAACTAAACTCTGATAAGTCGTATCGGATGGTTTAACAGTATCAGTATATTCTTGTGTTAAATTTAAATGCGTATAGCCTGATCGATCAATCGCAAGTAATCGATTTCCTGCATTATCAGTAATCACTAATAAAAACTCGGGATCATTCGTAACGACATTAAAGTATTTTTTAAATAACTGATCTATGTAAGCTTTAGACTCACTCAAAAAGTTACGCCCCGTCGGCTCCCACTTCACGGTCGTCGTTAATGCAGGATTCCAGCGGTATTCGTTGCCAGTGTCATCCACTCGGGCAAGTTGATACTCGTATTCTGGCGTAATTGCTTGTAATGCAGTGAGTGTTGGTGCAGAGATAAAGCCGCCTGTGTTTTCGAGTTTTGCAACCGCTGCTGCACCATCACTTTCAATTTTCTGGATAGCAGCGGGCAAAGTTGGGTATGGTTCATTTAAACGTGGTGTAACAACTCCTGATTCGTTGCCATTTACCGCATCTTTTAGTGTTACAGCATCTTTTTGTGCATCAATCAATTCTTGCTTTGTGATAATTGAATCAGCCATTGGCTTTCTCCAGACATAAAAAAGCACCCTTTCGAGTGCTTTGGATTTCTAAAATTCAGTTAAATAAAGTCATGATCACGTTCATAAAAACGTGCGTCATAATTCGATGCTTTCAGCGTGTTAGTCATTTGAGTTTGAGGGGTAAGCTCTTCAAGCATGAAGGCCTGAGCTTCAGTTTGATCAGCGCGAACCAAGGTGTAGAGTGTTTTAACGTATCGATCGTCGCTTACAACAAGCGGTTGTACTGGTGGTCGGCTAAGTACAACGTGATACTTATCAGCACCTGCCGTACATGGCACCACATCTACAGTGGCATTCGATATCTGCAAGTGAATGAAGTAATCACTACCAACATCAAATGTGCATGGCTGAGAGGTTTGGATAATCAATCCGTCTACCGCTTCAACTTCACCGTCTTGGGTCTCAACCAAAGTGTTGTCGGCAACCAAAATACGGTCATTACGAATAAGAAGTTCAGACTCATCGAGTACTTCCACCTCACAAGACATGTATTTGTAGCGAAGTTTGTTCCATTCACGCCAAGCTCTTACTTTTGCTTGCGCTTCATTACGAATGCCTGTTGTTGTGATCTTCAAAGGATTCTTGGGCGTGATGTCTTCAGGAATGGTGTACTTAACACGGGCATCATCAACATCTGAGGTATATTCAAGCTCTACCCCGTCATAGTCTTTCTGCACACCAAACGTATATGACCTTTTTTCTGTTAAAGGCACTTTGTTCCGGTGGTTGAAAAGTAAGACAGCGTTTTCTTGTGGTTGCTCAAACTTGATACGGGTTAGACTTCCAAATCGGTGCGGCTCACAAAAAGCAGCGCTCGCAACCATCCCCGCGATTTCTTCAAAGCTTAGATTATCGTCATCAATTGTGTAATTGAACTCAGACATAAGGTCAGAACCAAAATAAGCATTAACTTTGGCAATCTCTGCATTGATTTGAGCAATGTCTACCTCTGCACTAGTTCGGCGGCCAATGTACTGATCTAAAGCTAGATTGATGAGCGCCTGTCCGGCTGAACGTGTAACCTGTAAAGGCCCTGTTCCATCAACAGGAAGTTTGCGATTTACCAAGCAATTGAGCTTACGTTCTTTGATGCTTAGTGCACCATCTGTAGCTACTGTACGGGAACGCAATACAGTCACATTGTTATAAATGTCTTTATTCGAGATAGAAAACCCAAACACATCTTTAATTTTGACATCTGCACGTGCATTTGAATCATCATTTGTCAAACGTGCAACACGGAATCGGAATGAGCCAGTAAACGGAAAATCAACGGTGACCGACTTACCAAACTGCGTGAGCTTCCTATCAAAAATATAGAACTCATTTGAATAAATCGCTCCGAACGGTACGTTATTATTGTCGATCTGCTGATATTCAATTTTGATGCGGCTTGGGTGAGCATCTTGCCGACCAGAACGTGACTGCCAATACAAACCTTGCGGATACACAAGATTGTAAAACAGGCCAGTGGCATCATTTTTGGCAATATTAAACCACCCCACCCACTTGTCAGTTGAACCATCTAAACGCACTAAAACGTCTTGGCCAGTGGTGTTTTGGTTTGGCAGCGTTGATAGCTTGTCCCATTCATTATTTACAGATGATGGTGGTGCAAGCGTGATCGTATCTGCTGTAATTGTCGCAATCGTATAAGAACCATCAAGATTAATACCTTGAGTGTTTTTATTTAAAAGTGCTCCAGATGTAAGCGTATAGTCATCATTCACATACTGCCAATTTGAGTTCACTGTGTTTGGGTTTGACAAAACAATCTCATAATGAAAACCACCTGAAATGGCAGTTTTAGTAATGCCTGAAATGACATACTGACCAGACAAGTCTCGCTTGGTCACAGTTGTTTCTGGCGGATCACCCGAAGTTGTAGAGATATCAACAAGCGCCCCTGTTAGTAACAAACCTTTGAATGTGTTCTCATTGGCAATATTTGTTGTAGATTCAATGATGACTGAACCCGAACTTGTCACCATGATTTCGCCTGATAGCATCACATCAAGCACACCATATCTAGCATTATAAATGGCAACAATATCGTTAGTAGTAAACAATGTAGTGAAATCAATTGTTGAACCAGATGTCTTAATTAGATTTGGGTATTGAAAGTAAATCAGGCTTGACTCAATTTTTTGATCATTTGGGTATTGCAGAGTTTGGCCATTGATTGCGCTTGATTTGATTACAGATAATGGTGGCTCGGTGAAAGCCTCTCCAACTTGATATGTTGGAATTCCATTCACAATGGATACATCTGGATCATAAATTGAGACACTAACCCCATCAATCCCTGAAACCTCAGTAGTGCCGTCACGACAGTCTTCTATCTGATAGTAGCCACGTCCGATAGCCATCAAGCAATATTCAATCTCTTTGCCTGTTGCATCGTCAAAATAAGTATATGGCTGAGCAATTAAATCCGGATAAGAACGGACTTTTCCGAAAATATCAGGAATACGGGCATTTAAGCGAGCTTGGTTAGAGCGTTGAGCCAATTCATTGTTTGATGAGCCTGCTACTGGCGCCTGTGGCTTCGGCATGGTTAATACAGTGTAAACACTATAAGCCGCCAGAATTGCCGTTATGATCATAAATATAGTAAATGGCTCAATGGCTGGCTCAATCACTACATAGAAAGTGCCTTCCAAGGTCTGGATATGCTCAATCTGCGCATTAATCCTTTTTGGATGATTAGGAGTTACATCACAACTTTCTGCAATCTGGTTGTGGTAAATCTTTGCGTTTTCAGGCCACACATCAAACTGTTGGTAGATATAGGCTAGAACATCTTCAACTTCTGCTTCTGACCATGTAGACCGATCATAAACATCAGGAACGATGATGACTTTTTTCAAACTCATTTATAAAACCTCGTTTCCCGAAAGTTCATGGAAATAATTTCAAGTGGAACGTACTGCACACCACGACCTGTTAAGTGCAAAACCTTGTCGCAATAAAAAAGCCCGACATGTGTCGAGCTTCTTTTGCCATTAGTGAAAAATACAATGCATGGGGAAATGGGTTCCTTTAGTTTCTTGAAGCTACCCTTTCCATTTAAAAATCGTTCAAGACGCTTTTTTAGGTCTCGCCCTGTCACATACTTCCATGCTTCACACAGAAATTCATTGCAGGTGTAGTCTTTCGTCCAGACTCGATTATGGAGATGGTCTAGGTTCATTTACCAACTTCTCCATAACTTGCTTCATGGTGGGAATCTTCTTTCCTTCATGAATAAGTTCTACATTCGCATCACTGCATATAGTTCTAAGTGCTATTGAGTCAGCCAATGGCTTTATAAATCCACATGTATCAATAGTGATCTTTTCCCCAGTTAGCTCACTATATTTGATATCCAAATCAATTCTTTCCAACTCAGCTTCAAGTTTAAGTTCTTCAGCATTGAGAAAACTATTAATTGCTTCTTGCTTGCGAAAGCTGAGACAAGGGAATATGAAAAATAATGTCACTAAAAGAAAAATAACTGCAATCATTTTTATCTCCTTGCCTAAATCATGCCCCGCAACAATGGGAATCTTTCGAGAGAATAGATTTCACCAGTCTTCACACTGTTAAGTTCTGGTGCCTGAGCATCAAAGGTGCAGTTGCCTGAATTGTCTTTCGATAAACTGGCAATCTCTAATGTCTGCAAAGAAACCATTGGGGCTGTTAGATCATCATCTCGGTATAACCGCCATTTAACGGATGGTCTAACTTTCCAGTTGGCGCCTAACCGAGCAGATACGACCGATTTAATTAGTTCATCGTCTACATCACCAATGGTTAGGCTAAGCTTTTGATCAAGGTCATTAGTGACTGTAGAGCGTTGAATGGACATAGGTTGATATTCATAAGAAATATCTGGCCCTGCCGACTCATGCTTTACTGTCACACCTTTAGTGTCGTTTTTGACGAAGCGGAAAGGCTCAGTAAAGTCAGGATGCGAAATCTCAACGCATTCCAGCGGCACCACACCACTGCTTGAGTTTAAAAAGAAGGATGTATAGTCAGGCATCTAAATACCCTCCATCGCTCTTGGCAGATCGTCATTCACTAGCTCTTCAAGTGGGTTAACCAATGACGCCAAGTCCTCCCCACCATTCCCAGTCTCAACAATGATCTTATTAAGTTCAGAGTCTACAATTGGCTTAACTCGTAACTGAGCAGTAACTGTATAAACTGGTCCTTGCATACTTGTTAGTTGGAAGCTATCTGGAACAAATAAGCATTCGTATGGCTTAAACTCAGGTCCGTTTACCCGAAGTGAAGCATTAAATCTTTGACCAGGAGTCTCAGACCAAACGTTATAGAACGCATCAAGATATTGAAATCCAGCTTCAAGTACCTTCCATTGAACGCTAACAGTGTGAAAGCTATTTTTACTCAGCCTTCTATTGCGCGGTGCTCCACCGTCTAACTCCTGAGAAACTACCCCACTTTGGAATGCGACAGAATAGCCTTCTTGTGTTGAGCAATATTTTAATGTGTTCATAATTGCCTCATAAAAAAACCGACCTCATTTAGGGTCGGTTTAAATATTTAGTTTCATTACATTTTCCAAAGATATGTACAGATAATCAAAGTGATAAGGATCGCAACAAAGCGCCATGCTTTCATCTCATTCATTTCCTTTAGACACCAATAAATTAATTTGATAAAATCTTCCATATAGATTGTTTTTCTCCTTAATCTTGCTCTGGTTAAGTTGATTTAAAAACCTCGGTGCTTCCAACACTGGGGTTTTTGCTTATTTAGGATATGGAAACCTGTTTGGAGTTTCCTCCGGCCAGATTTCCACGCATTAAAAAAGCCGCCCTTAGGCAGCTCTTCGTTTGTTCTCTCTTATACGTGATACTTCTAACGGTTTTACTTACATTCCGTTTACAGTTTTCTCTTATACGTAGTGCTTTTAATTAAGGGTTTTGCTCATCAGCAGGCTTGCCCTGACAAAATTCAACAAGGCTTAAAGTTGAAATATCAGAAACACGGATCTGAATACTTAATGGTCTGCCCTCAGCTGGGAACAATTTTGAGTTTTGAATATATTTTGCATCTTTAAGATACAAAAAATGTTCTTTAAGTGAGTCTGGAAATTTAATTTCCTCACCATCATCTAACTTTTTAATTATCTCTTCTCTTGGCTCTTTGATATGGGAATAAAAGAATTCCTTCCAAAGTGAATTTTCTTCGAGTTCGAAAAATTCTTCTTCACTGATTGCAGTACCAGTAATTACGCTGCCACCAACCCCGACTGTCACATAGAAATCTGGATAATAATCTTCTCTATGTGCATTTTCAGAAATTGCTTTTATCAATAAATTAGTATCATTTCTACTCATTCTTCTTTTCCATAAAGTTTAATTAAGAAGATTAGAATTTATCAAAGAATAAATTTAATAGCCACCGAAGTGGCTACCAATTATTGCCGTCTAGGTGTTGCATTGTAGTTTTGCTTGAATGCCTTGCTGATTCTACTATTAGGGTTTTGAATTCCCTGTAGGAAAACCTGCTCCGCAACTTCGCCAGCAATCTGCCTAATGCGAACATCTAAAGAACCATCGTCATTTCTAGTCACGTCAGCAGTTTGACCTTCCATGACATAGACATTCACGATTGGTTCTAGGACAGTTGCACTACCATTGGTAGGATTAGAGTTAATCGCGTTGTACTGGTTCATTTCACGCTGAGAAGCAATAAAATCTGACTGTCCACCAGTCGCGTAGCCTCCACGAATTGACCTTCGCAAACTCTCGAAACCTTGTGGGCCACCTAAAGCTCTGATTTCTTCTTGAGTCAAAACTCCTTCACCCTTGTGGACAACGCCTGCGGGTTCGTACTTTCCACCATTTCCGGTATAGCCGCCTGATGAAAAGCCAGCTATACCTGCTACACCTTGAGCCATAATCAATGCAGCATTAACATATCCTGTGGTTTTCATCAGCGTTGACAATGGAATACCTGCTACTGGCCCCAAACCAATTGGGGGTGGAGCTAGTGCAGCTGCGGAAGCAAGATTTCCGTATATAATTGCCTGAGCAGCGGCCATTGTCTGTTGAACCAGATACATTGCCTTATATGCACTTGATTGCTCCCCTTGAGCATCCTTAATAATGCTTGTCATGGTTCCCCATGTTCCTTGAGCAGCCGAGATCATGGAAGAATACATATTTAGCTGCGTTTGGTTTTGGTTGAACTGCAAGTCACTATATTTTTCTGAGTACTCCTCCTGGATCTTGTATTTGTTTTGCTCGTGAAGCAAAACAGCATCTTCAATCCGTTTGTTGTATTCAAGTGTTGTTATCACTTTTTGCTCAAGTTGGATTTTTAGCTCATCTCGCTGATTAATCAGGTTGTTGTCATTTTCAGCGTATGCATTTCTTTCACCAAATTGCAGTGAAAGACCTGCTCGCTGTTCAAATGGTGCAGCTAAAAGATCTCTTTGCTGTTTTAGCTCCTGCAATGCCTTTAAATTGGCTTGATCATCTGCAGATTGACGTGCAGCCTTTGTGAGGTTGATCAACTCCAACTCATGTTGATATTGCTGATCAAGACCTTCTTTTGCAATATCCAATTGTTCTTTAGAAAGCTTGCCTTCAGCCACTAATCTTAAAGCACTAGTCTCCTTCGTATACTCAAGCTTTTGTTCTTCAGTCCACTTATAACCATTTACTTCAAAATCAAATTGCTTCTGAGCTAACTTATCTTCAGCATCAAAACGCTCTTTAATTTTAGGGATTAAATCAGTCTGCCCTAAAATTGTAGCCTTATTGATTTCCTCCTCACGTTTTTTGCTTCTAGCAACTGTTTCTGAGTCATATGTTGCCTGTAGCTGCTTAACTTCCTCAAGAGTTTTAGCACGTGCCTTATATGCTTCATCTTCGAACTTCGAAAGATCGCCGATTGCTTTTGAGGCTGCTTCGGGGTTATCTCCTAAAATTTTACTAAGCTGATTATAGTAAGAGTCTTGTTTGGCTAAATGCTGTGAAGCTTTATCTTTGCCAAGCTTTTTCCCTTCATAATCCCACCCGATAAAATTTTTCCCCACGATTTTTTCTAAACTTCGATAGTCTAAATCATCATTAAGAAGAGCGGCTTTAGATTTGCTATAACTTTTATTAGTCATAACCTCTTGCAATAAAAACTTAGCTTGCGCATCTAAAGCATCTTGGGTTTGCTGGATTTTTCCATTTTTATCTAAAACACCTTGTCCCTGTAAGGACTGCATGAGTTTAGTTGAGCGAGTCTTTTGCCAAGAAATAAATCCAGTATTTGTATAACCATTATTTTCATCCTTATGGCTACCAAACATTGCCTCATTTCTAAAATCATTCTCGCGCCCAACTTGAGCTGTCATTACTCGTGCTTGCTTATCTCCCAATCCAGCATTACGGAAAGCCTGATATACACGAAGCATATTTCTCACTCGCTCATTATTCCCTGCAAGTAGAACAGCTTGTTTGGCAGACTCTTTGGTTTGCTGTCTCTTAGAATCAGCTATATCCTCTTCAAGTTTTTTGAGTTCTTGAACCTTATCAAAGTTTTTCTGGAATATTGCCCATTCATCTTTAGTTAAACTGCGAGTTTTAGGGATTTTATTGTTATCGTAAAAATCAGATAACGCTTTACCCATCTCCAGTCCATGGCTTTTAATGTTGATCAGTGAAAAATCAGTATCTAGATTTTTCTGAGCATATGTTTTTTGTAAATCTTGAAGCTTTTTATTTAGTTCAAATACATCTTGACCCGCCCCCTTAGCCCCTTGACTAACATCATTAAAACCTGCTTTTGCATTAGCACCAGAAGTACGAACCTGATTTAACTCAGAGTTTGTTTGCTTCACAGCTTTCGTGTTTTCATCTACTTTCTTCTTGCTATCAGCCAGCTGGTTAATTTGATCCGAACTGATGAACGAAAGTTGATTTAATCTATTGAAAGCTTGGTTTACATCAATAACGCCAGTTTTTAATTCTGCCCATATTCGATAAGCTTCAGCACTTTGCTTATTGCTATCAGTGATAGATTGGGTAAGTAATAAAAACTCGTTCTGAGACTTCGATAGTTGAGCATTCTGCAAGCTTAGTTGCTTTGTCAGTTCACCTTCCGCTGCTCGCTTTTGTGCACCTTCAAGCTTCATGAGTTCATCAGCTGCCATGCCTGCATAACGTGATTGCTTCTCAAGCATGTCATTGGCTTTATCGCCATTGTCTCGCATTAAAAGATATCCGGCTGCTAAACTTGCTACTGTGATGCCAATACCAACAGGACCACCAAGTAAACCTAAAAGGCGTGAACCAATTCCTACAGTAGCAGCGCCCGCAGCAGCTGATCTCGATTGAGCTACTGCCAGAGCCTCCTCAGCTACAGCCAATTCTCTTGTGACTTGAGCCTCAATCTTCTTAAGCTCAGCCATTCGGGTAATTGTGGCTGTTCGCCCTTTTTCAGTGATTTGGGATTTTAGTCGCTGTACTTCTAGAGCCTTCTCAGCCGCAATAGCCGCTAAAGTTGCTTGGGTATTAGCTACAACTGCTTGAGTAGAAAGTACTTGTTGAGCTGCTGCTGCTCTATCTGCTTGTATTGCCGTATATTGTGCAAAGGTTTGAGCAGCTAATTCTTTAGTTTTCGCTGCTACGGCTACACCTGATGCATAAATAGCAGGAATATATGTTCCAAGCCAGTATGCGCCACCAACCATCATTGCAGATGTTAAAACATCTAAGTTACCAGCAAGCGTTTTAATAGAACCTGACAATACTTCTGCTGCGCCAGATCCCTTTCCAGACTCGCCAACAAACTTAGTAATTTCATTGTTAAGCAGCGTTAGCGATTGGCTAATAGTGATGTCTGTTTTAGCAAATAAGGCATCTACATCTGCTTGAACATTCTTTAAGGCCTTAACGATTTCTTGGGAAGTAATTTTCCCTTCCGCTGCTACTGTGCGTAACTCTCCAACAGTTATACCCATACCTTGAGCAATTGCTTTTGCTAATGCTGGGGTTTGCTCCATTACAGAGTTAAGCTCTTCACCGCGCAATGTTCCACTTGCTAATGCCTGCCCAAACTGAACTAAAGCTGCATCTGCTGCTGCTGCACTTGCACCACTTATTGCTACAGCTTTTGATACTGTTTCAGTTAAACGTGCTGTGTCATCCATTGTGAGGTTTAAAGTTTTGGCATTATCACTAAAACGCTGGTAGACCTGTAGAACAGAATCCCATGCTGAATAGGTTTTTTGAGCAATTCGGAAGGTATCTTCTGTTGCCTTGTTTAACTCAACTTGGTTGTTAGTTACTAATTTGAGACGGTTTTGAAGACCAGTGTAAGTGTCCATCTTAGAAATGGCGGCACTTACAGTAACCAATCCAGCCATGTATCCAGCAAGTTGACGTGTAGCAACAGATAACCCATCCATTGATTTAGTGGCAAAGTCACCTTTACGCTCAATGCTATCCAATTCATTGCCTAGATTACGCGCATTACGCTCCGCATTTTTTGCATCAATTACAATGACGAGACGTGATTCTTGTGCCATCTTACTTTCCTCTAGGCAATAAAAAACCCGCTTTCGCGGGTTCATGAAATTTGGTTTTCTATATTTTTAAATATAACTTAGCTCATTCTGACCTCTGGTTATCTCGCATACGCATTATTGAACAAGATTAAAGTTCCTTAATACTTTGTATTTAATACTCTGATTATTGGCATCTAGAATCTCTAAAAGAGCGCCCTTGTAACCAATTTGTCTAGATTCGCTTAAATCATATTCAACATCATTATTGAACGCTGGGCGAGCTAAATTACCCGAGAATTCTCGATAACCGACATTGATCTTATTCCCAATTTTCCCACTGTAAATTAGTGTTTGCTGGAATGTATTGTCGCGTAGTGAGGTTACTTTCTTAACTTTAAACTCAGCATCTTTTGAGCAAGAACTTGCATTAAATACTGTGACCACACATAGTTTATTTTCTTTAGATACCATTAATACTTGAACTGGATCCGCAAAAAAGCTTTTCCCAACTAATGCGCCGGTCTTAGTTATAGGTGAAAAGTAGTCGCCTTTTTCATTGCTTCCAGTCTTTGCATATTGACCTGCTGGTAAGCTGTAAAGATTGACTTTTATTGGATTAGCAATATCCAAAACTTCATCCTCACTTGCATTACCTTGATAAAGCATTTGCTCACCAACGCCCACAGTAACTACTTCCCCAATATTAGGTCGGCTTGTCATCTCAGTAATCTTTGATGTGGCGTTATATGATGGCGCTACACAGCCAGTAAGCATTACAGATACAAAAGTACCAAATATGATTTTTTTCATGAAATTACCCAACATTATTTATGAGAGTAATTTAACAACTGGTTAATAAAGGCGCAATAAAAAACCACCTAGGGTGGTTATTCAGTTTGATTATTTGCATCAACTTCAGGAAGGTGAACTTTGTATTTTCTAGGAGTGTCTCCAGAGATGTTTACACCCCGTTGCATTCTTAATAACAATTCTGCACTTACCGGATCGGCTGGACGCCAAGGACCATCGTTAACACATTTTATCACATGTTCAAAATCTTCTATTTCAAGTTTTCGATAAAGCACATAACTGTCATGCTGAACAAAAGGATGTTCGCCTTTTTTAACTATACAGGCTGAATCGTAATACTTATCCACATAGAGTGTTGTGATGTTAACTCTTACAATGCAAATTTTATTACCATAACCAAGTTGAGTGTATTTACTTGGGTCAAATAGTACAACATTCAGATGGTCCTTTAAGCCATCTGGACGAAAAAAAGCATCCCCAACTTTACCTTCCCAGCTCATTAGTAATCAGCATCCTAACAACATAAGTTTTTATTTTCCTGATTCATTCTAACTTCAGATTCCATATCTTCAATAATATGCTTCTGAAGTTCTTGATTAAATCCCAATGCAGAGAATAAATCATCATAGCGAATTGGAGTGCTACTCGCACCAGGATCACTCCACTCTGGACAATGAGTATGAGTCCAATCAACTAAATCCCATCTTGATAAGTGCCCAAATTGTTGCCATACATTATTTAATAAAGAGATATCATTATCACTCAATTCAAGCAAATCATCTTCGCTTCGAATCATACTCTTATCTCTTAATGCAACTTCATTATTTGAGCGATCAGATATCCACTCATTCCAAAACTCTTGATGACGAACAGCCCCATTCATAACATTATATGTTATTGATAAAACAGGACCATGCCTCATGGAAACTAAACTATCTCCAATAAATGGGCGATGAAATTTTCTAAAAGACTCTCTTTCAGAAATATAAAGTAATTTCATGAGCTTAAGAATTGGCAAATGTCCATTAGCTTTAAACAGAAAAAAAGCTGCTGCTTGGGTCAACTTTTTTTCATCAAATAAAAAAAGATTATCCATAGCTGGCAATTCCATAAGTTTAGACTTGATAAGAGGTGGTAAAGATAAGCAGGGTTATAATTAATATTGTATTCGGCACCTAGAGGCAACGTATTTACAATACGTTTACGATTATCGCAGTGTTTATCGTACCTCAATCTAGGCGTGGTGTATTTATACCGCGCTGCGACTACATTGATAGAATATTTGATAATGACATTCCTGTCAATAAGGAATTTTAACGGGAATGTCAAGGGCATAGGCGTATTATGTAACATCAAGTGCGCTATATCACGTCGCATAGTCTAAGTTATGTACCGAACGTCAGCATTTAAGTCTTCGTCGCTCGTTGCGTCGCCTTCTTATGCGCCTCATCCAAGAACATATCGTCAAGCGTAAAGATACAGTCATTAAAGATATATCGTTCAACCGGTAAATCATATTGCTCAACATAAGCATTAATTGCTGAGATATCTAACGCCAGAGGAACACCTTGTTCATAGCGTCTAGATCGTGCAATGGTGTTATATGCAGACAGAATGGCATTAGCTACATAAGAATAGTCAGGCGCATCAGGAAGCTTTACACCGAGTGCTTCTCTTTGCTTTTTTTCGTGGTCCGTGAGCCCAGCGTACTTGTTCGCGTAGGTGTAGAGGGTTGTGACTTTCCCACAACATCATCTCGATATTGGTTCGCATCTGATTGAATCTTTTCTGATTCAGTTCGAATAAAGGACCAGAGAGAAACCCCTAAATCGCCCATGTTAAGCAATTTCGTAGCGTTCTCTGCATTGTATGCAGGTTCGGACTTTAACTGTTCGCCATTAGGACCTTCTTCGACAAATACAACACCCTTCCAGTCTTCAATTAAATGGCATGCAACTGCTTCCAATAGTAATTCATGAAAGAGTTTGTCATCGGGTGAAGCTTTAGCAACATCAAATCCTTTAGCTGTGATTTGGTTATTCGCACGTTCTAAAGCTACTTGATAAGGCTTATATCCAATGCCTCGGATTTTGAACTCAGCAAGTACATTACCTTCTTCATCTTTATATTCGCGCCACAAACTAACGTCTTTATTTCTTTGAATATTGACTTCAAGAGCCATGTTATATCTCCAAATAAGAAGGCAGCAATAAAGCTGCCAAATCAGTATTAATGTGTAACTGGCGCAATCACACGAGTAATAACCGGCGATACGCGAATATGGTTGTAGTTAATGTCGACTGTGATGGTGTCTTCTCCACCGCCATCAGGGTGATTAGCTTCAGCCACTTCTAATTGTGGGAACTGGAATGCATAACCATTACCTGCATCATCTTCAATAGAGAATTCTAGCGGCATGGTGTCACGGGTTTTAATGAAGTCGATATAGGCTGCTGATTGCGCCGAGAACATGTATTGAGTGTTAACAGTCACATCTACGATCTTTTCAAGATAAGTCGTTGCAGTGAGCTTTTTAGATCCAATACAACGGATTGCTTCCATATTGTTGTTGATAGTCAGTTCAAGCGACTGCATACAAGCAGTGCCCACCACTGTTTCACCATTAACTTTAAGATCACCAACGTTAAGCGCTGAAACAAGGACTAATTCAGGGACTGGTAAAGGCGAAATAACAGGGTTTGTAGTAGTGCGCTCAAACAGAGTACCCATCAAGCCAAATGTAGCTGTGATTTTGCCAGTAGTAGCAATAGACATCGTGGCTTCATTTATGCGTACACCACGGTAAATAAATACCTGGTTAATATCTTCAAAAACTTTGACGAAGGTAAATGTCTTTCGCACATTACCGCCAAAGTTAAGAACATCACTGGCCCAGTTATTCATTGCAACTGCTGACCAGAAGTCATCAAACAAGCCAATAGATAATTCAACTTCTAAAGAACCTGTGATTTCTGCTTCAGTAGCTATGCCACCTTGACGGAAGCGAGTATCTGCAACGCTGCTTGATGCTTCAGTAGTGACGTTTTCAGTTAAGCCATCAGTCACACGACGAACGGTTTTCCATACGGGTGTAGTTGGTAATACTTCGGGGGTTTGCTCTTCAGCATAGTAAAGACGGATCTTTGCACCACTCGACATGGCTTTTACTCCTTATAGGCATAAAAAAACCACCTCGAAAGGTGGTACATAAATTATTTAGACAACAAAAAACCGCCTTTCGGCGGTTTAGCTTTATATGGTTGGTATCAGTTAATTCAGGTGTTTTTGTTGCAATTCTAAGAACTCTTTTTCATTAAGTTTCTTTCCACATTTCGAACACAACCAAACAGGCGGCCCACCCAAACTTTCAATCTTTAAGTACTCAACTTCATCATGACTACATTTGCCATCTTCCATAACATCAATAGAAACGCTATGACCTTCAGTAGTTTCAAATATTCTTGTGATCATTGGATTTCCTTTTTCTTTAACATTAAAAAGCCCTCGAATTGAGGGCGTTGGATTTGGGGAAGATTTATTCATTTAACTCTTGACCATGAATGCCATTTAGCAACTTTTGCAGACTTTCATGATGAAGAACAATATGCTTGTGATCTGGGTTAATTCGGCTAATATCAATGGTTAGCAATATTGCCTCCTTGATACTTTCTACAGGCTCTATGCTAGTAAAAATATAAGTTTCATCATTAATAACTACATCTGCATAACCATCTTCATCTGTACTTGGGCGACATTCAGCAACAACGTATTGGATATTCATGAGTTATCCTCATCTTTAATTTTTAGATCAAGACTTGGTTGTGCCTCATTGATTAGATCATCCAATTCCTTAAGCATTGCTGGTTTTGTTTTTTTACCATTGACCGCTAAGAAACTAGCAGCCTCTGATAGTGACTTTGTTATTAAATCAATTTGAGCAGAAAGCTTACCAATTCTTACTTGTAGCCCATCTTTAAGTTGGCGGGCTAACTCTTCTTGTTGAATGTAATACAAACGTACTTCTCGACCACGATCAGTACATTCAACCATTGATAACTCTTTTGCCATATCAACTGATAAGAGATATTCGATTTTATGTTTTGCCCCACTTAAAGCCTGCTCCACCACTTGGTGGATCAGATAATCGGTATTCTCTTCAAATCCATATTTGGAAATCCGTCGCTTCATCCATGTCGAGAAGTCTTGTTTACTTCCAAGCCAAGAGTGCAACTCACGAGCATTTACTCCTAACTGGACTTTTCCATTTAACTGAATATCAATAAATGGAGTTTCTGCTTCAATCTTTACAATCGCATTCATTGTTATGCTCCGACTACCCATTTAAGAAAAGACACTGGCAAGAAGATGCAATGAGTAGTCGAATGACCATCTTCCTTTCGAACCGTCGCTCTAGCCAGTGTTCGCCTGAATTTCAGGCATAAAAAAACCTGCCACTAAGGACAGGTTCGTTTAAAAGTTAAATTCGTTAATTGACGCGATAATTTATTGAAATGTTGTACTGAATGAAATCCCCATTACTGCCGAGGTTCTGCACTTGACCTTGTAAGACTTCTAACTGTCCGCTCGTAAAGTATTCAAAATGAGCTAACCAAGCATCAGCGAGCTTTGTTATATCAGCCTCATTAGTTTGAGGTCTTGCAAGGCAATTAATTGAAATAACCCCTGTTCTTCTGGTGCAAGGAGTATCACCTACACCAGCAATGATAGAACTGCCCCATAGAATATTTAAGTCACACCAAAGTCCATCTACAGGAATACTAATCAATGGGCCATTAGGGTATTGAATACGATTTTGCTCAATTCCAGTAAAGGCCATTGCTCTAGTGATAATGGCTTGTCGTGCTTGATCTAAAGTCATTGCCATTTTAACCACCGTATTTTTGAGCAATATAGTTAAAGGTTAAACCGTAAACGCCTTGAGGTGCTTGCCTTGAGTAGCCGCCTGTAGTTTTTGGTGTTTCAGGCTTGTCTGTAAAGTCGCCATACTCGATCTTAGTTGCATAAGGCGCATTTGTTTGGATGTATACAACCGAATAAGGAACTAGACGAGATAAAGCGCTTGTGCCTTTGCTAATGGTTGAGCCACCGCCTTTATCTTTCTCTGCTTCATTAAATGATTGGTCAGTCTGGTTTATGCTGACTCTGTGTGATGCCCTAAATGCCCCTGTATCAACTGGACTTTGGAGAACAACACCTTGTAATGCATCAATCACAATATCTTTTTGCTTTTTAGTAAGGTCAGCTTCAATAATTTTAGTGAAGTCACTCGGTTTGCTTGTCCAGCCCATGGTGTTATACCTTTCTTAACTGACAGATCCACACACTTGATGAGGGGTCCTGACCATAACTCACAACCCGATAATTACCACCTTCAATTACCCAAATATCATTAATATCTGGCTCAACTAAAGTACCTGCCGCATCCTTCACTTCATTTTGCAATAACACGGCTTTAGCATCAGTGGCTCGGTAATCTATAGGCTTCACTAAATCTTTTAGATATGAGCCAAATAGGACGCCTCTACCGCTATAGACATATTCGGCGTAAGCATCTTCACCAGTAGCTGGATTAGAACTAGTTAATATTTTGCGAGTACAGGTAAAGGAATCAACCGCGTCTGCCAGTTCATCCTCTGCATCAAAAGCAGCACCAAGTTCTTGCTGAATCTCATCACGCATTCCCATGGCTTACTCCGTAATGACATATGTGTTGATGTGATACTTCTCGCTAAAGAATGGCTCAAGCAGATCAAGGATAAATTGCATATCGCCACTTACTGACTCTTCTTTGCCTGCAACATACGTCTTGCTTACAGACGTGCCAGACTGTGCAGAGACTGTTTTGGATGCTACTACGCCTTCTTTAGTTGTGTAGAGTTGCCCTGCTGCTGCCAGTTTTGCTAAGTAAGCGCCAGCCGTAAGAATCGCATCTGGCACTTCACCTTCTGGATAGTCTGGTAAATTTCTAGCATTAAGCCACGCATTAGCCTGCATCACAGCAATAACCGGATCACCAGTTCCCCACCAGTCAGGCCCTAGCTTTTGAGTCACACTTTCGACTGTTACATAGTTCATAGCTTAATCCTAAAAATCTAATTAAGAAGGACGGCCCGAAAGCCGCCCTGCTTTAGTTATGCACCACCATTCAGCGGTGCTTCTGGCACAGGAACTGCTACTTCAGGGTCCTTAATGCCATAATCACCCGCTGTTTTGGCAGGGTCAAACATTGTGCCTGCTGCTAATGTGTCTGTTGCGTCATCAGCATATCGGCGGTCAGTTGGGTATTGGTATTTGTAGTCTGGTTGCTTCTCAGCCATGACTGCTCTCCTTAAAGGTTAGTAATTAGGAAGCGGATTGAGGTGTCTTCTGGTTTGGTTACAAGTTCCCAGTTAGCTGCCTTCTGCAAATCAGCCCAAGAAGCGCTTAAAGACTCACGCTCTGTACCACCAGTTAAAGTGTCTTTAGGTGCAATGAAGCTAAAACCTTGCGGATGGATCAACATGTTGCGACGCGTCCAAAGGATTTCATGACCAGCACCGTTACCAGTTGATTGTGTTTCTTCAACCTTCAAATCTTTTGGACCGGGAACAGAGTCATATGCAAATGCGCGTGGACCTGCAAGAATCGTGATGAACTTAGCGTTTGCGCCTGTGCCAATTTGCGTATTGGTATCTGTTTCAATGACTGCGCGCCCGTTGTAAACGGTGATTGGTGGCAAGTTATCACTTGTGGTCACTTGTTCAAGTAATTGCTGTTTACGCATCTTCGCAGCAATACGTGAATGCACGAACATCGCACCACGTCCACGTAATGAAGCATTCATTGTGCTTTCCGCATCAATGTAGGCATCTACTGACCAACGTGAAGCATCTGTTGCTGTTGAAGCAGAGATGTCAGTAGTGAATCGCTTGCCGTTCGCCTGGTCATAATTACGCAAGCCAATTACTGTTGCTAGAGCACGGTTTTCGGCAGCTTGTTGCCAATACTTATTCAGCATTCCACCAATAAGCTCAAGTGAATTGACTTTCGATAAATACTGCCCAAGAACAGACTCAAGAAAGCCTTCGTTCATATAAGCAACGCGGCCTTGCATTTCACCTGCATCAATCGTGCGAGGCATTGCGATATCAGTCAAAATGGTGTTGCCATAGTTCTGTTCAACATTACCATCCACACCGTTAATGTATGGAACGACGAATGTTGATGAACCACTTGTAAGCAAAGGACGTAAAGATTCATCAGATACGAATGCACCTGACTGCACGAGTGGCGAAACTGCCACAGGATTTGGACGTAGATAAGATAAAACTACGTCACGGTTAAATACTTCTACTAAAGAAGGCATGGAGTTACTCCCAATAATTAATTATTAAAGTCACCATTCGCTACTGCTGCTTGGAACCCTTGAGGATCATTCTTTTGGAATTCCAATCGCTCTTGCGTGGTCATTTCACTTGGTTTCTTGGCAGCTCCACCACCTGAACCACCGCCAGAAGCCCCACTTCCTGACGCATTTGATGCAACAATTAATGGCTTGAATGCCACATTGCCGCGGAACTCTTTTTTGAGGTCATCAATACTTAAAGCACTAGGTTTGCCCTGCGAATCTAGTACACGTACTTTGACCTCACCGTTTTCATCAGTTTCAACCTGAAGACGATTTGTAATATGTGGAAGCAAAACTGCCTCCGAGCCTTTGATTGAAAGCTCACTTGCTAATGCTTGTGCTGTTTGCCCGACAGTTAATTTGTAGACTTGGTCTTGCAATGCTTTGGTAGCTTCCGCATGTTTTGCTTCTGCTTGCTCAAGCTTGGCTTTCCAAGATGCTTCAATTGCAGCAACGTCACCTTTTTTACGGGCTGCTTCTTCGGCTTCGCGTTGAGCTTTCTCTTCGGCTTCGCGTTGTTTTTGCTGAGCTGTTTTCTTTTCACCAAGAAGTTCTTCAACTTTCTTTTTCAGTCCATCAAGTTCTGAATTATCTTGCTGCGGCAGACCTTCAACTTTTAAATAAAATGCGCCATCTTTTTCTTCGTAAAGCGCTTTCATTTCATCAGATAAGCCCTCTAGGCTATCGAGTTTGTATTTCATGTTTTGCTCCCTGAGCGGTTTTGCAGTCACAAACTGCGGGCAATAAAAAAGCAGCCGAAGCTGCTAAGGTTTGAATTAAGTTGTTTTACATATTTCTATAAATAACTGGCTTTAATGCTTGAGATGCAATCCAAATATCGTTACGACATACAGGGCAATTCAACACATAGATAGTTTCGTTTCTATCGCTCATGACTCGCAACTCATTCTTTTGAAATTCGATAACTGAATAACACTTGCCACATGAGTCTCTATAGGTCTGCAACTCGGGCGGCACACCTCGACTAATTACTTTCATAATCCCAACCTCTTAAACATTTCTTCATCTAGCTTTTTGAGTTCAGCAAGTGTGAATGGCTGACCTGTTAGCGGATCTACAAACTTATCTAGAGAATACTTACCCTCTTTGAATAGTTTGTATCTTGTCGGCCCAAGCCAAGACTTTTGAAAAGCTGCATCTTGTTTATCAAACCAACCTTTGAAAGTTGTATTTGAATCAACAACGCCTATTTCACCTTCACCATTCACTTTATTGTTAAATGGACGCATCCCAATTGTTTTTCCTGAATCATCAGAGACGGGAATTAGAATCGATCTACAGTTGGGGTGAAGTGGTGGCACAGGATGAGGTTCATCTTTCTTATAAACCTTGTCTGAATAACCCATGCAGATTTTAGAAGTGCGGCTATCTAGTGTTGCGATGAACTTTACATATTCAACACCAATGATCTGATATGTTTCATTCAAAGCCACATTGGACACATGACTTCGAGCAGTGCGAACCATGGTAGAAATCTGGTTTCTGCTCTGATCAAGCAAACCGTCTTGATAGTTAAGTGCTTTCTTGCCTTTAATTCGCTGAACAATTTGCTGGTTTGTCTGACCTTTAGATAAGCCGTCTCGAATAGTTTGCTCTACCCGAACTTTTGCATCGTCTGCGATCTTCTCGAATAGGTAATCAAGCAGCACACCACCGCTTAAAGGCGTTTTCTTTGCCTTGTTGAATAGCGTCTTTCCATTTGGTTCTATTTTGCGATTAGCGAGAGTTTTAGCTTGATATGAAGCTTCATACACCGCTAATGCAGTAGCGCTTACTGTGAAGCTCTCAAGCAATCCTGATGCAATACTTGCCTGCCAAGTCTGAACTAGTGTTCTTACTTCTTTTAATGCTGGTGTTGTGTATTGTCCTGCCATCAATGCAGTCTTTTCAGCGTCACTCAAGTCATCTAACAAATCTCTTAACTTTGAAAGCATCTCACTAGAGAGCGAATCAAATTGTGTTAGGAGATTATTGATTTCAGTTGAAGAGAGCCGGTAGAGATAAGCCTGATGTGATACTAGGGCATCAAGTAGAGCTTGTTGTGACAACTGGACGTTCATTTGTCACTCCTGCGATTTAAACCACCATAGGTCTATTGACTGACTCGCTTTCGATACGTGTTTGCTCATCTTCAAAGCTAATTTCTGGCACTTTCCCAGTTGTAAGCAACTCATGGAATGTTTCCATACTCATTCGATTAGCAAGTACCATTTCCCAATAGAATTTAAGCGTATCAAGGTCAATCTTGCCTTTGGCGAAGTCTTGCTTAATGGTGAGTTTCGCCTTAGATCCACTTCCGTAGTATGTCGCACACCATTTAAGCGCATATTCCATCGCCTCATTGGTATTTGCTACACACAAAGAAAGGACACTGTACTGGGCAAGCTTTTCATTATTTGATTGGGTAGCAGTCTTATTGACTTGTTCAGTCTCAAGGATCTTCGCCCCCATCGCCTGCATGTACTTTTCTTTAGCATCCATAGCCTGTTTTGCTAAGGTGCTTTCAGTGACTTGCTTGTAGTCAAATGATGAGCCTTTCGGAAGCATTAAAGGATTCTTAGAACCTAAGCGAACACCATTTTTCTGCAACCAGTCGCGCCAACCTTCATCAAGTTCATTAATAACCGGTTGAGCTTGACCACAGATGAACACCATCTCTTCATAGCTTGCGCTGTTCTGATAGTGGGCCAAGTTCATCGTGACAATCGGTTCTAATGGGATAGGATCAATATTCCAATCATTAGCCAAAGACCCCAAAGGAATAAAAGGGATTTCATTCCATCTTTGGTTAAATGAATTTGTTGGATAGAGAATATCACCGCCCTGCAACTCCCCTGACTTATCCGTATAAACCTGAACGTTATATTCATTGTTTTCATCAAGTCGAAGTACGCGGTAAATATTGATTTCTTTCTTAGAGAATTCGTCTTCTGGATCTTTTACCGTGGACTTCTCATGCAAGACAATAAGTTCAGGCTTATAGACTGATCCGACTCGCTTTAGGCTCCAATTGATAATGCTCAACGACTCATAAAATACGATTGTTGGTCGAATACCTAAGCTCTCTGCCTGCTGTACAGACACATTTCCATTAGTAGTTGGATAATCAACAAATAAACCACCACGTGCATGTTTAAGCTGACCTTGCAAGGCAGATTGTGCAACTTGGTAAATTGACTTACCTGTACCATCTGCATCGTATTTAAGAAAATCCATTCCATCCGGTTCGAACGTTGGGTCCTCAGCAAATACCACGCCCACCATCTTGTTTAATGTGTCTTTAGCAATCTCGTAGAACACAGCACGGGTTAAATAAGCCAAATAATATTGATCATTCTGCGTTAAGTCAGACGATACATTGGGTTTTGGTAAATAAAGTTCGCCACGTTTTTTCACTTTGGCAGAACCATCACAGACATCGTCGATAGTTTCCCAACGCTTTTTCATGTCTGCATAAGCTTGATGTTCAGTATTAACTGGCATTAGTAAACCATTCCTATATCTAGTGTTTTTGCAACAACCTTTTTACCCATAGCAACAGCAAACATACGAAAGCCATCAGCACCGTGTGAGTGAATGTCATGAAGTGGGTTGTCTTTCCAACATCCAAGCTTGTCATTCCACTCTTTTCGGTAGTTCTCAAGATGAGTGATACCTTCTGCACATTTGTACTCATCAAATTCACATAGAGGCAAAATCTCACGAACCTGCTCAATACCATCCATCACTGTTATATTTGGCACCACCTCGAAATTGACTGAGTACTTCTCCCCGTCATCAAGCACATAGCCCTCTTTGGCAATGTCTAAACGAGACTTACCATCATTCATAAGAGAGCGGTTTTTAATGTCGTGCGGAGCATAATGCTTGCTGTACTTGTAGCCTTTTTCTTTAAGCACTTTGAAATAGTGCCGCATACCTTCGCCTGAGTTTTCGTAGTAATCGATAACTTGGTAGCAAGTATCTGATAACTTCCGGATAAACCAGATCACCATTGAGTCTGAGACACCTAAGTCCCAGAAGGTCATAACAGGTAAATGATCATTAGAAGGCAATACACCAATGCGTTTATTGGCATACAAGAATTTAAATTGGTTCTTGTAGTAAGCACCTTCAACAGACTGAGCAAAAGCTTCACTAGGAATACTTGGATATTCCCGCTTCATATCCTCGCCAAGAGTTTTCTCTTTTGAGTGATACCAAGCCCTTTGCTTTGGCGTTGTTTTAATCTTGTGCTTAACTTCCAGTTCTTCAAAGTATTGAACTAGGCGCTGTGGGAGTTCTTCAGTTGGTTCAATTTCATAATCAGCATTCTTCCACCAAGAAAAGAAAAAGAACTTCCAATCAAGTGGGCTTAGTTTTTTGCTGAGTAGTAATAACTTTTCTGCTAATTGGCAGAATTCGTAGAAGTAACCGCTTTTACCCTCTGCTGTACTTTCGAGTGTGATACGACCTTTAAGGCTTACTGCTTCAAATGCACCAGTAACAATCTCACGTGCTTTATCTGGGAACTTCGCACAAATCTTACCGAACTCAGACACATGTAATCGGTCTAATGTTCCACCACGAAATGAAGTTGAAACGGTAATTGAGCCACCTTTGCTAAAAACAAGCTCATCTTTAGTTTGAATCTCTAAAGGATTGGCTGCTTTGATAAGGTGTGGCAAGCGATCGTAAGCGTACTTAACCTTTTCACGGAACAGACGCTTAGCATCATGTAATGTATGGGCAATCAAAGCACACTTATCAGACATGAACAATGCAGCATCTAACTGAATCATGCACATCTCAGTGGTAAAACCTAACTGACGTGCCTTTAAGATGATGTTACGTGTCCATTCGTTTTCGAAGTATTCAAGCTGTTCAAGTGTCATCTTGAACTTAACTTGCTTACCCTCTTTATTCGTAATGTAGTAAAGATTATTTAAGCGCCAGTGCTGATCAATAAGTTTTGCTCTATGCTCAGGTTTAAGCATACGCCCTCCTCATTAATCCTCTTTGCTTAATTCATCCATCAAGCTTGAAAGTGACTCAATTTCCAATTTGCCCGAATGCTCCACCTTGTCTTTAAATGCACCTACAGAGATGTGCTTACCCAATAACTCAAGATTCTTAACCTTATCAGGCCACTTGATCTTTTTAAGCCAACCTTCGCCATCATCCATACTGATTGTTTCGATGTTTGATATGTATTGACGCCAAATCTTAGGCCAATCGCGCAACGGCTTAACATTGCCATCATCGTCCATGATGTCTAATACATCCATCTGGTCAATTTCGACTAGGCGCTTTAAGACATAATCAGCATCAATCTGGACGCGCTCAGAACGCTCTTTTAGTGCGTCTTGGATAGCTTTTGCGATACTAGGTTTTGCTAGGTTTTCAGCACCAATCTCATTAGCAGTCTTTTCGCTATAACCCGCTCGAATTGCTGCTTGGGTTGCATTCAGGTCTATCAGATATTCTTCGACAAACCTTTGCTGTTTAGGCGTTAGGTTCGCCATGAATTATTCCTCAATCTCAATATATTTATAGAAAGGTTTTTTTAGTTCACCGGTAGCAATGTGCCTATATGCTGGAGTGTAATTTCTATTGAAAATACCAATAGTATTTATGAATATAATGTAAATACGTTCAAGCAAAATAAACAACCAGTTAAACCCATATCTGCCCACCCGATACGGACAACCAAACTCATCACGGCCATAAATCATGGGGCAAACAAAAAACCAACCGTAGTGCTTAAACTCTACTTTTATTTTGTTTTTCATACGCACCCCTTACTGTTCTCTCAAATACTTCAAATCATCTGGACAAGTCAGCTTCACACCGTCTTTCAAGCACCACACCTCAATATCAGTTAAGAATTCAGCCATCTGCTTTGTTGTGGCTTCTGTGATGCTCATTCGATTTGATACAAACTGTCTTAATGGTTCGTAGCCTGTGCTACCCGATTCTTTAAGCTCTCGCATTACTTTGAATGTTTCTGGATACTCACCAACATTGTCACGGTTATAAATAATCGAAAGGTATTTATATTTAAAGAATGCAGACGCTTCCTCTTTATCTAGTCCGCGCTGTTTGCCGTACTCAGTCATCCAGAGCCAATATAATCTTCGTTGTGCTGCTGAAAGGCTTTCTTGCTTACATGTGATAGTAACAACTAACGGCTTCCCTTCACTCGCTGCCTTTGCATGATTAGTATTGAGATAGCCAATTACATAGTTGATGTCAGAATGGTTTTTGATGACGAATCGTGGTTCCATTTTGACCTCGCAATAAAAAAAACCACTGAAGGTGGCTAAGCTTCTTTATTCACTAATAACAAAAATTCTTCTAATGAGTATTCAGTAAGACGATACCACTCATTATCAACTGTCATGACAAACCATGCTTCAGGATTACATGGTCCTTCCACAATTTCTTTCTTTAATAATTTTACTTCTTCAGTCTTAATTACCATCTTGCTATTAATTTGTATAAGCATCAAAACACCTCATCATCTTTAATATTAAGCATCCGCTCAGTTTTTTCTAACATTGCATCAAACCAGATAACTGCTTGTTCTCTTGTCATTGTTAGGAGCTGGTCGTATTCGATATGGTGTTGTCTACAGAGCGGGATTGTTTTTGAGTCACAAGCCTTTAATCCCGTGCCTTTATTGTGTGCACTTTGATTGCTATGAGCTGCGTCTACTGGCGATCTACCGCACATAACGCATGGTAATTTTCTTATTGCAGCAAGTCGCTTTGCGTCACGCATTTTTAAGATTCTGTTTGATGTTAGCAATCTGAGTGTCGATGTCTCTGATTCGGCGCTTACAGTCCTGTTTGAACTGTTCTCTAGCATTGAGATGATTTAAATTCTCAAGATTAAACCGATCTTTGTAGAGTAAATCTAAATTCTTCTTCGCTTAGATTGTGTCCATGTTCACCCCAAGAAATGCCAGAATATCCAAATTATTGCAGCACAGAATGCAAGCCAAATGCCGACCTTAAAACCCTTAATGAATTGAGGTTCTTCGAAACCTTCCATGAATTCTTCATGCAGTTCATTGTGAGCAGTGTTCCACTCATAAATGTCTTGCTTCTCTTTAGGAGTCATATAGATCTGAGCTTGCTTTTTTGTATGTGCCTTGGCAACCAATCGTTTTGCTTTCTTTTGTTTTCGATTCATAAATACCCCAAAAAAGAAAACCCCGCAATCGCAGGGCTACAAACACTTAACTTGCAAAAGAATGAATTAATCATCCTTCTTCATTACATACTTTTTCCAACATCTGATATAAGCAGCCCATGCTAGTTGCCACTCTCTTTCTTTGTAAACTTCTGCTTCTTCATCCCAAGTTGGACGCCCAAGAGCTGTTATCCAATCTCGCATTTCATTTTCAAATTCTATTCTAAATTCCATATGCACCTCTGCAATAACCTGAAGTTAGGTGCGGAAAGTATTCAGGTTAAATACCGTTCGGGAGCGACCCTATCCGCTTAATAATTATACCATCTTTTAATTATAAGTTCTTAATCTTTCCACACTTTCTGCATTCTTTGATTCGGTGTTCGTTATAATCCAACTCATATTCCCAAACATGTATGCAAAAGACCCGCTTAATTCTTCGGAGCATGTGAACCTCCAAAAAAAGCCCTACGTTTAAGCATCGACTAGAAATCCAGTCCAGCACATCGGAATCCAATGTTCTAAGCTTGTAGGGCATAAAAGCAAAAAGTCCATCAACTTAATGACAGGCTTTGATCTAGGTTCGCCTTCTTGCTTATGATGCAAGGGTTACTGCTAGGTAATTAGGTGAGAACCCTTGAGGCTTACAGACTATTTCACTCTAGGGCGTATTTAATCTCGTTCGGCGAAAGACGCTGTAAGAATCCATCACCTAGTGGCACCTTACTTACACTTCGCACCACTCTAACATAAATATGCCATATAACTTGCGCAAGGTCAACCTGATTACTTGTCTCTATTCTTTAAGTCAAAACGAATGAATGGGTATCTACAATGCATAGCTGCTAAACCACAGCGAACATCTTCACGAGCATCGTGTTGGGTACGGAGAATGGTTGGGTTATCTACACGCCCTACTTTAATCACCATGTCTGACCATGAGTTGCCATAAAGATAGCGATCAATCACAGCATCCAACCACTCATCTAGCACTTCTGACTGCCCTTGCATATCCAAGATGAGGCGTTGAACTGCACGCGCTTCATTATCAGTGATTTCACACGTAATGCCTTTGCCACGCCCTTTGGGGATAACCGGATCATCTGAACACAGCCAATCAGCCATGATCTGCTCTTTGCCTTTCACTTCTTGCTTACGCTTCTTAGCAGCCTGATCCATAGCGACAGCAATCGGGTTTATGCTCTTCCCACAAGTTCCAGAATTTGAGTACATCCAAGCCCCAAATTGATAAAGCCATTCTTCTAGACTGTATTTAGTCCAGTCCGTTGTTTGCATAATGTGATTTACTGCCGCATTCATCTCTTTCCCCTTACTTGCCGTATTTCTTGATGTGATTTCTGACTTTTTCTCTATTGGCTTCTCCGCTCGCTATCTGTCCATATATTTTTCTGGTTTGCCAAATGACATAAATAATGAGAAGGGGAGAAAATAAAATTCTCAGGATGATTAGAAGCAGCTTTAAAGAAGCTTCTGCATAGTCCTTGAGGTCACACCAATGATCTTCAAACCATCCCTTTAGAAAGAATCCTTGCCATTGGAGTGTGAGCTTTAATGCATCTACATCTACCTTTGATTTCATACCGCCACCCTTAATCGTCTAATTCTGCTTTGTTTATAAGTATTGAGTACATGTCTTTTGAATAGTTTGAGATTGGGAACTTCTTGCCTATTAGCTCTGCAAACTCATCATCAATTTTTCGAACAAGATCCATATATTGAATCTGCTTTTCATCAGTCTCACCTGTAGGCCATTCAGGTGTCTTAGCTTGGTACTCCTCTGCCCATGCTTTGACTTGTTCAGCTTTATCTTCATATCGAGTGCGAAAGAAAGCATGAAAACCTTCTTCGTATTGTTCGTATGTCCCAACTTCGTAAAAGACCATCACGCCACCTTCATCCGTTTCATTGCTTCTTCAATCCAATTGAGCACCAAGCCTGCTTGCACTTGCTTTGTAGTGCCACGAATTGCAGTCCATCCATGAATAGCTGCAACTGAGTATTTCTCGCAGTCTGCTGTGTAGCCTTCACCTCGTGTGTGACGGCCATTACTGAATGCACCGCCTTCCACTTCAACTAGGATTGGATAACCTTCAATTCGAAAGTCTGCCTTCCATCTACGCTCAGGGTGAAATCTAAACTCCTGCTCATAAGCGATATTCATCACATCTAGCTGACGGCAAAGCATTGCTTCGCCTTTGCTAACACCTTGTCTATGCTTTAATGGCACGCAAGAACGCGCCACTGGTTTTGATCTAATTCTTTGAGCCTCTTTGAATGTGGTCATTGGTCACCTGCCTCAAGAACATCAGTTCTTTCACGCGCTAGATATAGGTCAACTTCTTCAAGCAAGGTTTCATAGCGTCTTTTCGCTTCACTACCCAATACAGAAGCTTCCTTCTGAATTTCCCATGCTTTGTCATAGTCCTTTTTAGTGTGCACTGGCTCATCAGGGTCCTGCACAAAACAATCCCGAAACTCTTCAAAGCGATTGATAGATTCTCTATGGATTTGAATCCAATGAATAAACATCATTCCGATTTTGGCTAATTCTTCGTTAATCACTGTCCTTCCCCCTTGAGCGCTTGCTCTAACACCTTCACACCGCACACAATTACTTCTTCAAAAGTGGCAGTTGGATATTTCATTTCCTCAAGTACTTCTTCCATTGTTTGAGTTAAAGCATCCACCCGCTTTTGCAGCTTCAGCATGTTTATGCCTTGTTGGATGTATAAGGTTTGCAGCTCGTCACGCTCTTGCTTGATCTTTTTAAAGTGAACTTCATGACCAATCACTTCACCGTGATGAGATGCTTTAAGCTCCTCCACTTTCGCTTGCTGGTGCTGCCATGCTTCCTGCCAAATTGCCCAGCCTTTCCCGCGTAGACTGTCAGGAGAATAGCGATATCCAAATTGAGATTCGTACCAATCCCAATTTTTCTTCATATCGTCATAGTTTGCTTCGTATTTCTCACATTCAAATCGTTCGAAAGCTTCTCTACACTTATCCATCTCAAACATCCTTTGATTTACACAGCGGGCTGATACGGTTTTCTATGGGGAAGTCGTCGCCAAGCTCTTCACAAGGAAATGGCTTAATTACTTGAGCAATAGATACGTGCTCAACACCTTCAATTGACACCATTGCTAAGTCGTTACCATGTTCAATTGCATCTTTAAACATTTGGTCTACTGACTCATCAATGCGGTGACCTGCTGCGATTTCTTCTGGTGTGGCAAATTCAATCTCTCCTTTAGTTGTATGAAGACGCCAGTTTTCCCCATTCTTTATGAAATTACACTTGATAAGATCCTTATCAATACTGCTTATTTGGTAGATAGACTCGGTTATTTTGTCTGTGCGTTTAACCCAATCCCCAACTTTAAACTCACTCATGACTGGCTCCTTTTTCTTGCTCATACCGCCTCCTTGTAACGTTTAGTAATGGCTTCCTGCTTAAGCTGGTCTAGCATTTTCAGCTTTCTTAATTTCTCGTATAGGTTCGCTGCTGCTCTTGTTTCTTCATTACGAGTACCGAGGTTGTACGCTCTGCGCAGCTTCATCATTGAGGTGTAATCTACAAATTCGATCATGCTTTCAGCTCCCCTTTAACATTCAGCAAGTCCTTTGCAAACTGAGTTGCTTTGTAAGTTGCGTATGAGTCCTTTTCCAAGTAGCCGCTTTTAATTAATTCCTGCACATAGCATTGGATAGTGTTGTTAGGCGCATCTAGCACATAGTCATGCAAATCCTTCATCGTGAAAGGTTGTGTTGCATGTGTAGCGAATAACAAAATGTCAAAAATGTTTTGGAATGCTTTAACTCGTTTTATTGCTTTCACGCTGCACCTCCCTCTTCCACTCTTGAACTGTGGTACTCAGCCATGGCATAAAGCTTTGCCATTGATTTGTCACAGTTCCGATCAGACATGATTTGTGGAATACGTGATTCAACATATGCTGTACGCTTTTCAAAATCCTCTTTTGTCATTGGAGTTGCTTCTGCTTTTTCCTCGCTGCCAGTTTTGGCATACAGAACACTGAGATCTATTTGAGGTGGCTTAGACCATTTCGTCTGCGTAATCCCTTTTTCTACAAACTCATTCACCACATCAACATAGTTATCTTTGAATGCTTCATATGCGTAATACGAAGAACGCTCATAGTTATTCGAGTAGTTGAGATTTGAAAACATCTCATAACAACGGTTGTAAGCTTCTTTTTCTGCATTTGTAATTTCAACATCACGGTCAGAAAGCCATTTGATTATGTTAGCTAAAGCTGCATTCTTCTTTTTGAATGAATCAACTGCACGCTGCTGCTCAGTACCGAAACCTTGAATACCTAAACACCACTTGCGGAACATTGCAGGATCAGGACAGTAGCCACTGTCACGGACCATGCAAAGGCCTTTATCTATTTGTTCACGAGTAAGTCCATCAATACAAATCTTCATTGCATGATTGATTTGTTCTGTTTTGATTCCTTCAAAGGTTTTCTCAAATGAACGTGGGGCAATTGCTTTGAAGATACCGACAACTTTTGCAGAGTTGATATGTTCTACAGCGTTTTGATTGCTAGAAACCATACTGTTCATAGCCTGCCTCCTCTTTTGCGATTAACTCTTGAATTTCATCCCAGCGAGATGGTTTGTTTTGTTGTCCATGGACTGTGCTCTGATTCTTGATCCACTCCGCCTTAAATCCTTTCCATGAGTTCACAACACAGTGTTCAAGGACCTGATTTAAAGTGAGACCAGATTTTTGTTGTTCAGAGATAAGTGACTTGAATGCTGTTTCTGAATTAACGGCTTTCTTTGCTTTACGAACTTCCATGTATTCAGAGATAAGTTTTTGATCTGCCCCTTGAGAAACTAGAGCGTTTGCAAAGTTGAATTTCCCTTTATATATATTTGCTTTTGTAATAGTTGTTTTTGAGTTGTTATTGTGGGTCGGTTTTTCCGACAAGCTCTTGTCGGTTTTTCCGACTACCCCTGTCGTATTTTCCGACAAGTCTTGGTTATTGGTATTCGGTTTTTCCGACAAGCTTGCAATTTCACGCTCAGCCAAATCGCTCAACGTGTAAAGTGTTGGTTGGCGTTCACGGCTAATGCGACTTACAAGACCAAGTGAAACAAGTTTTTCAGCACCAGAAATCACTGCATCTTTGCCATAACCAGTGAACTTCATGAATTGAGATATGCTGATAGCATCTGTTTCTTTCTGCCAGCCGCGAGTTTTACGGACGATCAGGATGTAGATTGCTAAAGCTGCGCCTTTCATTTCAGCCATCACACCATCATCAATCAGTGCATTCGGTAGCTGGAAGCTATTTGGGATAAAACTACTCATGCTGCACCATCCTTGGCACAACCTTCGTCGTAAATCCAAAGAGTTGGCTTGCTTCCAAGGCGCATGCTAATCACACCAGTGCCTTTGGTTCGAATAATCACACTTAGGTCATAAGAGCATTGGCGCTCAGTTATGTCATACCCTTTGGCTTTCATTCGGTTTACCACGCCTTTGGTATAAGGTCTTTTGCCTTGTGCTTTTGCGTCCTTAACGCATTGCAATACTTGATTCTGACGATCAGTGAGATTTGAGTTCATACCACCACCCCTTCACTCACAAGCTGCTCAATTACCCACTGTTCGCCTTTATTGGTGAATTTGGATTGCGGGTAGCCTTGCTCTGTCTGTTTGACTTCGCCATAACCTTTGTCAATAAACCATTGGGCAAAGGTGCGTCCGGCAATACGACGGTCATATACGCCCATATCAGCAAGGTATTGATTGAGTTTTACCGCTGACATGCCGACCTTTTTACCTACCTGGGAGGCGTTTAAAAGGTTTTTGGTGTCGGCAACACGGTCGAAGTACTGGACTTTGGGTGCTGCGAGTTCTAATTGACGCGCCTGATCTGCTGCCAGCTGGAGGGCTTCAGCAAATGTTTGAGGGAGTTGTACAGCGTTTTGGTTTTCTAGTTCATACCAGCGTTTTACTAATGCTGCGGTGAATTCCGGGCAAAGTTGGGCGACTACAGTGATTGAGTCTAATTTGCCTTGTTCGCCAGTAAAGACATACACCTCAACATCGTAAATTCGATTGTTGGCTTCTTTTTGCACAACCTCAATTTGAGGACATGCTATTACCTGTTGATTAATGAGGTTTTCGATAAGGCGCTTAACATTATCGTGACGTTTTTGACAAAGCTCTGCGATTTCCAGACTTGTCATTGATTGCTCGGAATTTCCGAACTGTGTTAAAATTGGCATGTTCATGTTGGTTAGACTCCTTATTGAACGTCAGGCTCATCTGTTCGCGCAGATGGGCTTTCTTTTTGGTGTACCAAAGTGCCCGAAGTACACTTGGCTTTCATCCTTGCTCTTGTCATACGCTCATACTTAGCATCAGCAACAAGTAGAGCTTTAGCTATGACTTCACGTATCCAATCAGCTTGGTCTTTGTCCTCAACTTCCGCCTGCACTGCTACTGCATCAAGCATTTCATCAGTGAATTTGATTGTTTTAGGTGTTATTAATTTGCCACCCAAATATCCTTTTTCGATTGCTTCTTGCATTTCATCTACTCCCAGCACTTTAAAAGCTCCATTTATGCGGTTAATGCTTTCAGGTCAGCTTTTAGCTTTCCTTTTGTTAATACTTCAAAGGCAGCTTGCGTTCTTGGTGGTATGCCTTCTCGCTCCCATTTGGTAATACCTGAGCGTGCTTTTTTGATTTTCTTGGCTAGTTGAGAGTTATTTTCTACACCGTAGAACTCCCTCAAATGCTCTACATTCATATTCAAATTCCTGAACATATTAATTCAACTTATTGAACAACATGTTCAAGCATTTGTCAAACTTCTTGTTCATAATTTTGAACATCTGATATAAGGTTTTGAACGATGGATAATTCTGTTTCTGATCGCATTCAATCTCGAATGGCTGAATTAAAGTTATCTCAAGCGGATTTAATGAGGCTCACTGGCGCTGCTAGAGGAACTGTTTCTGGTTGGGTAAATGGAAGTAATAATCCGAGCGCAAAGCACATTGAGGCGCTAGCAACCGCATTAAAAACAACATCCAGATGGATTCTTACTGGAAAAGAAAAACAAAATTTAACCAACTTCAACATGCAAGAATTTATGGATAAGCACGGCCTATCCAAGAAAGATGAATCATCATTTGATGTGAATGATATTCAAAGCGCGTCAGTAGTTGAGTATGGTGGGGATGATGGATTTATCTGGATTGATGTGGTAGAGGCAAGTTTTTCTTGTGGCACAGGAGAATCTATAGAGTTTCACTTTGATGTGATCAATGGAAAACAGCCATTCCCACCTAGTTTTTTTAAACAAAAAAATGTTCATCCTGATTGCATGCGCATCATCAAGGCTAAAGGCGACAGCATGGCGGACAAGATTGAGGATGGGGATTTGGTTGGCATTGATATATCCCAAACCGACATTATTGATGGTCAAATTTATGCTGTTTACTTTGAGGGTGAAGGCATGATTAAGCAGATTTTCAAGGAAGAAGGCGGGAAACTGATTCTGCACAGCCTAAATCCTAAATACAGAGATCGTGAAGTCACGGAGCAAAATGGATTGAATTTTAAAGTTATGGGTCGCCAATTTTGGCGTGCAGGTTAAAAAAGGAGAATGGAATTGGACAATTCAAAACTACCAATCAACCAGATTATTGAAATATCAATTATTGGGGTTGTGGTGAGACACAATAGGGAAATAACTCATTAAAGGATTCGGGACACCTAATCCCGAATTGCAGCCTAGGAAGCTGCTAAAGGTGATCTAAAGATACGTTGCTCAGGGAGCAGGACAAGGTCCAGTGTCAATAGTGAGCTGACGCCCCTACGGTGTGCGCACACTTTCAGGGCAAGCGCTAGGCATAGCGCTATATAAGTTACCAATTATATTGGTAGGTGCCTACCAGCAATTACAAGGTTTATGCCATGTTTTTACTGGAACTGCGAACTAAGAATGGATTTAGATTAAAGATAAAAATCGACTTTTTATCGATATTCAAATTCTTCACTTGGTAAGCACCGAGGGGGAGGTTCGAACTCCCCCTCACCCTTATTTTTAAAAATACATAAACTGATAATTAATAGCAAATACCATGAGCAAAAAATACAAGCCACCGGAACTACACGAATATAGAGGCTTAACAAGCTCTGAGCAGACGGCAATACACCAAATGCTCATCTCCTATGTTCGTGAGGAAAATTGTCGCTTTAACATAATCATGTCTGGCAAAGCAGAACCCTATAATCTGGTAAAACTAACTAGTATTAATTTTGAGAATGAAGCATCAGCAATTTGGGTTAATTTTGAAACCATCACAGGAGAGCAAATAGCTTTACCCATTGGCTTTCTTTCAAGAATTGAGTTTTCAGGGCAGCAAGAAATTTAAACTGTGAACCCGACACAGTCTTTACAACAGATCGGGTGGAGAAATGTAATGACAGATAAAGTAGTTTTAAATGGACCATTGGAATTAAAAAATAACTCTGAAGCTCGTGTTGCTTATGAATTGATGGTATTAATCGCCAATAAGGAAGTTGGTTTTACTATGGCTCAAAATAAAAATGTAGCCGACGAACAGAAGTCTAGAGATTACTGGTTAAAACTTTATTCACAATGCCATAGCGTTGCTAGAGGAAATGAGCACGTTCCTCAGGAAAACTAGAATACTTTTTCTGAAATAGTTTTGATAGTGCTAACTATTTCATCAGGATCTGTGCAACCTTGTTGAATTAAAGCCAGGATAAGCTGGAATACTTGTTCTTGATTCATAATAAACTCCATCTAACCCACCCCGTGTGGGTTTTCTTTTGTCTATTAAAGCATGAATTCAGAATATTGAACATTTTTAATTAATTTATTGAACAAAGTATTGACATTAATGTTCAATTAGTTGAACATAACTCTACCGAATATTAAAAAGCCCTGAACAATCTTGGCGGATGCAGGGCTACTCAATGAGTGAGATAAGTATGAATCAAAGAATTGAAAAGTACAAGTTTAGCCAAGCCTTTAAGGATGGCTCGAAAGCATTCGTAGCTTTCTGGATTATCACCTTCATTGTATTTGCATTCCTAAAAGGCTGTGCCGACGAGCAATACGCCAACGAACTCAAAGCAAAACAGAACATGTATGTGCGTGTGCAGGTTGAGGGGGTGAAGTGATGGAAATCTATTCAATTGAACATGGCTGTTGTGAAGACGATGTTTGTGGGCGCAATGGCTGTGATGGAACGATTGTTAAAGATACTGATGCTGAGAGCTGTAGCTGTCATATCAACCCACCTTGCAGCTATTGCCACTGCGAAGTTCAGTGCAACAAATGTGATTGGTCTTCACGAAAAGAAAACGTACAAGAACAAAGCAAAACTGCACCACCAAGTGATTGGTATATACAAATGAAGAAGCGTGAAAAGGAATTTCGTGATCAGTTGAACGACGCTTCCTTTGAGTTTGACAAGGTTTCATTCAGAACGGAAAGCCACTCTAACAGTTCTATGAAAAAGATAGGTGCTTTCCCTCGTGGAATGTCTAGAGAGCAGCTTAAAAAAGAAGTTGATGGAACATTTGGCGGGCGCTTTGAGTGGGTTACTGAAAATCGTTTCTCTTTCATAGCTTATACAGACTAAGGAGCCCTCTCATGGATAACTACATAGCACTAGCTAGTTTCATTGGGTTCTTCAACCTCATCTTGGCGGTTCACTGGGGGATTATCTAATGAATATGTTAGCCAATATCTCGTTTGATGCTGCTACTGAGTCAAAGCTTTTGAAAGACTTAAGCAAGCATCCTGAACTGTTAGCTGGTGCAGTGGAATATGCCTTCCAACGTGGTGACATCGACTCTAAAGAATACCGTAACTGGAAAAGCAAGATTGCAGAAATGGAGCGTCTACACACTGCAAACCTTTTAGCGACTATTAAAGCGTGAGGTGTGTATGGGCTTTTTCTTCAATACAGAATTTCTTGAACAATTTGGTTTTAGTGTTGGTGAAGAAGATGAAGCAACTCACTACAGCACTTTCGGTGGCAGCGATTGGAAATTGAAAGCAAATAAAGATCAGATGTTCTACTGGGATGCCCTTTCAAAATCTTGGAAAAGATGGGCATTAACTCTAGAGCACTGCACACCGATCGGCGAGAAAGAACCAAATTACAAATGCGGACCAGTTAATCAAGTCGTAGTTAAGAAAGACGAAACGACTCGTGAATTGTCTCCGATTTATTCAAATTCGAAATATAAAGGTGATTAAAGATGAACATGCAAAATAAAGAACAGTTCTCTTTCACTAAAGCTGAACGTAAAAAAGCAAAGCTTAAGCTAAATCTTAATGGCGCCAGCGGTTCGGGTAAAACCTACTCTGCCCTTGTGTTGGCTTCAAGTCTTGGCAAAAAGATTGCAGTTATTGATACAGAAAACGAATCTGCATCTTTATATGCAAATGAATTTAACTTTGACACATTGCCATTAAAGCCCCCCTATAGCCCTGAACGCTTTGCAGGCGCGATCCATGCAGCACATAGCATGGGCTATGAAGTTCTTATCATTGATAGTGCTAGTCATGAATGGATTGGAACTGGTGGATGCTTGGAAATCAACGATGAAGCAGCTAAACGTTTTAAAGGTAACACTTGGTCAGCTTGGTCAGAAACTACACCACGTCACCGCAAATTTATTGACGCGATTCTTCAAACAGATATGCACATCATCACTACAACGCGTGCAAAGACCGAGACTGTGCAGGGTGAAAAAGGGAAAGTTATCAAACTTGGTATGAAAGCTGAGCAGCGTGATGGCTATGAATATGAGCTTACGGTTTCACTCGACATGTTGCATGAAAATAAATTTGCAATTCCAACTAAAGACCGTACCAAACTATTCAATCCAACTGGTGAAGTAATCACAAAGGAAACTGGTGAAAAGCTTATTGCCTGGCTTAACGATGGTCGCAGCCAAGAAGAAGCGCTTCAAGCTGCTTTTGATGAAGCTATCAAGCGTATCAATGCAACTACAGATGTTGCTGAACTTGGGATCATCTATTCACAGTTCAAAGGTACTGATTGTGAAGCTGAAATAGTTAGCGCTTGTAGTAGTCGCAAGCATTCTTTAATTGGCACACATGGCAATGCGTGAGGAAGGCAGCATGACAGATTTGAATAAGGAAAGAGAGGCTTTTCTGAACACCTTCCAATATTACAAAGGAAGAAGAGACATTATTTTTAGTCATGAGCATGAACTGTTTATGACTAGATCAAACAATCCTTCTGAAATTGCTCAGAAAGAAATAAGCAACATGAATAGCCGTTGGGATGCTTGGCTTAGATGTGCAAAGCATCGTGATGCAGAGCTAGAAAAAGCCAAAGCTCAGGCGGTGCCAGAGGGTTATGTACTAATGCCTAAGGTTCCATCGGAAAAGATGTTCCAAGCATACGAACGATATTCAGTCGCGCCGATGTCGACGCTAAGTAAAACTGGATATAAGGCAATGGTTGAAGCAGCAGGTGATCAAAATGAAAACTCTTAAAATTACTTGGCTTGATGCCTGCTCTAATTGTGGTTTTGGCGACTATGCAGAAGTAACAACTGAACGTGGCATTGGGTGCTACTTGTGGGATGGGGACAAGGTTCAGTGTCCTAATTGCAATCACAAGGGTGAAATAGAATGTGATTCAGGGGTTGCCTTTGTCAATTGGGATGAAGTTGAAGAAGCAAGCGAATCGGGAGCTGAGGGATGAAATATCAAATACAACCAACACAAGTACCAGATGATTTAAATAGCTGCTGGTTCCACCCTGATATAGAGAAGCACGACACTATTGGAGAGCATGCTGAGTTTTATACAAAAGAACAATGGGCTCAGCTACAAATTAATCTTGGTGTAGAAATTCTTGTTGAGCGTTTGGAATATTGGGATATTCCAGAAATTCCTGAAGACGACTGTGCAGATTGGTCAAACTGGAAACCACAAACACCTATAAAAGATGCCTTTCTTATTGCCGGTTTTGATACAGAAGATGGGCCTTGTTTGTGGTGGGCAAAGCCTAAAGCGGAAAGTAAGGAGGGGTGAAATGTTATTGACTACTGATGAAGTTGAGCTAATCAAAACATGTGATGAAAGCCCTGAACAATATGATGCAGTCTTCCAAGGCCATCAGATCGGATATCTCCGCTTAAGACATGGCGAATTTCGAGTTGATTACCCTGATTGCGGTGATGAGACAATTTACCAATCGCAAGAAATGCTTGGTGATGGGAAGTTTGAAGATAGTGAACGTGAGCACTTCTTATTGAAAGCTAAAGAGGCAATCGTTAAGAAGTTTAATGAAATGGAGGGGTGAAATGACAGCAATTGCGAATATAGGTAGTAACTTTGTTGTAGCGTTACCACCTTCGGACATCTGGCTTAATGACTCCCAAGCTGCTGAGTTCTTGGGATATCGAGATGTACATTTTAAGGCAGCAGTTTGCTGCCTACCAACCTTCCCTAAACCGCGCTATGTTATTAAGTGCGGTCAAGGAAGACGCTGGAACTTGGCAGAGCTATCAAACTGGTTGAATGAACAATCGGATGATGAGCCAAAGAAAGGAAGACCACGTAAACGGGGCTAATCAAGCCTCGTTGCAATTTCGCTTGCAGTAGCATTGTAATAGACCATCAAGCTTCTTAAGTCTTTATGCCCAATCATACGGGCCAAGTCTAAAACTTCTAATTTTCTTGCAAGACGTGTACAAGCTTCATGGCGTGTGTCATGAAAGTGCAAGTCAGTAATTTGACATCTATCTCGTAATTTACGCCATAGCGTATCAAAGCTTTGAGAATTACAGGTAAACACCTGTTTTCTATCTAAGCCTTTTAATAATGTCAGCAATTCAACTGCTCGTTTAGATAAAGGTACATTTCGTTTAGTACCGTTCTTTGTTTCAGTCAAAACAAGATATCTATCTTTTAAATAAACGCGATCCCAAGTTAAGCCAACAATCTCACCAGCACGCATTGCAGTTTCAATTGCAAACAGGAAAGCAATAATTATTTGCTGAGTTGAATTGACAGGGACATTATTATCCCAATTTGCAGCAAGACATAATCTATCAATTTCATCCTGAGCTATTCGTCTATCCCGGTGCTTTGATGGTGGCGGCAAAGTTAAGTCAGCCATTGGAGACTCTTTTATCCACTTCCATTCTTTTCGAGCAACAGTAAATAAAGAAGCCAAGATATTAGCTTCACGACGAACTGTAGCGCCCTGCACTTCTTTTAACCGGGAGTCGCGCCATTGAACTAAATCATCTGTAGTGACTTTGGCTAATTGTTTTTGACATAACTTTTTATACTCACGTTTAAAGAAAGCCATTCGTTTGACTTCATTTTCATGAGTTTTCTTTTTTATGCTTACTTCATTTAAATAGCGTTCTATAGCTTCTAAAAATGAATGGTCAGGAAGTTTACCATGCGATTGTTCGCGTAATTGAGTCTCACGTTTTGAGGCCCAAGCTCTTGCTTGTGCTTTTGTATCAAAGGTTGCACTTTCGCGAATTCCGTTTACACTTATCTCGGCTCGCCATGTATTGTTGCGTTGTCTAAATGAAGCCAT